TATATAAGAAAGTTCAAAATACTGATGCAAGACCGCATCTTTGGTTTTCAGAAAGATATATGATATCAAAGTATTTAACAACAAAAGAACCTGCAGAGGATTCATATGTAGATAATGTATTAGAACGTATTAAAAAATTAAGTAGTTCAGTTCCTAAAGAATCAAATTTCAACCACATCCATTCATTTTTAGATACTTTAACAGACCACATTTCTACAAAAAGAACTATCTTACCAAAAGAAGTATTGGTTTACTTAAATAAACTTTACAAAACAAAAGGATTAAAATAACATATTTATATATGATATGATTATAGATGAAATTACGGATAGTTATTATCAAAGCAAGTTATGGGAAATTATACACCACAATGATGGTGAAGCCCGCCTTTCTAAACTAAAACAGTATGTTTTAAAACATAAATACTTTAAAGAGTTTGGATATGAACCCACATGGTTGGCGTATCGAATTTATATTGAATCTTTAACAAATGGAGAATAATATGGTACGTGAAGAATATTGGGATGAAATTGAATATAACTTTTTCAAAGATTTAGATGATGAAGATAAATTATTATATCTTTATGATTTAATGATTGGTGATTTCAAAGATGAATATTACGGTGAAGATGAAATAGAATTTGATTTCGAAGATGATGATGAAATCAGACATGAGGTATTAGCAATCTTTGATAAATCAGGCCATATATCTATTACAGGTGTATCTGAAGAACTACTTAGAAAAGTTGCTAATGATATGGTGATGAATGGTTTAATTCTATCAGATAGAACATTATCTAAAATGGAAGATGGTGAGTATTTACTACAGTATAAAGTAGTTGGTAATGCACCACCAATTTCAATGAACTGACACAATTACATTACTATACTGACAATTTGTCATAAAACATCTAATGGTATAGATGTTGAATATTAAGAATTAAAAATTACAAACTAAAAAGGAGTTATTATGTTTACTACAAGAAAAGATGCATTCGACAGAATGTTTGATGAAACTATGTTAGATATGTTATCAACATTCAAGCCTAAAAACGAAACAATGAAAGTTGATGGTGATGATTTTATAATGAGTTTTGATGTACCAGGTTTCTCAAAAAAAGATTTTAAAATTACTGTAGAAGATACCACATTGGTAATTGATGGAACTACAGAACATAGAAAGTTTTTTAAATCTTACAAAATTCAAAAAGATTGGGATGTAAAAAATACTTCAGCAGAAGTTAAAAATGGAATCCTAACTTTAACAATCCCAAAAAAAGAAATAAAGAAAGACTTAGTAGAAATCTCAGTTAAGTAATGTTTTGTAAAGAAGTTATATCAGTATCGGATAAACTGTGGATTGTTCAACGCAAAATACGAATAAATGATAACCCTATTGTGGAAGTATGGCGTGAACATTTACGTTCAGATAAGGTATTTAGAAAAGAACCTTACTTTTATTTCTGTGAAGAAATAATTGATGTTGAACCGATAGAACAATAATTAACATTATCTTAACATAGGGGGCTTGTATAAGTCCCCTTTTTTTATTACATTTACATAGTAAATAAAAAACAATACACATTATGGGAAATTTAGGATACGCTTGTATCAATATGACATTAGGTAAGAAGGGTATTACTACCAATCGTAGTATGATTAAACGAACCTTCAAAGAAAAAGGTATTAACTATGCATCTGAGTTAGGTATTCAGAATGTAAGAGATTTGATTGAGATTATTAAGTGGAACGAACAAAATGGTATCAAACTGTTTCGTATGAGTTCTGATTTCTTTCCGTGGGCTTCTGAGTATAATCTATCAGATTTACCACATTATCATCGTATTAGTAATTTACTCAGAGGTGCTGGTCATCTTGCAGAACGATATGGTCAACGTTTAACGGCTCATCCAGGCCCGTTTAATGTATTGGTATCTCCAAAAGAAAATGTAGTGTTAAACACCATTAAAGATTTAACTACACATGGTGAAACATTTGATTTATTAGGATTATCTCGTACTCCTTACAATAAGATTAATATTCATTGTAACGGTGTGTATGGTGATAAGATTTCTGCTATGGATAGATTCTGTAAAAACTTTGAACGATTACCTGAATCAGTTCAGACCCGTTTGACTGTAGAGAATGATGATAAAGCATCAATGTATTCTGTAGTTGACCTTATGTATATTCACGAACGTATTGGTATTCCAATTGTTTTCGATTATCATCACCACAAATTCAATACAGGTGGTTTGACTGAAGAAGATGCTCTTAAACTTGCTGCAAGTACTTGGGGTGATATCAAACCAGTTGTTCACTACTCTGAAAGTAAATCATTGCATGAGAATAATAATAGTATCAAACCACAAGCACATTCAGATTATATTTCTGAATATATTAATACATATGGTGTTGATGTTGATGTGATGATAGAAGCGAAAGCTAAAGAATTAACCCTTTTAGAATACAGAAGTCAGCATGACACTATTTCGGGTTAAAGGATGTCTGAAATATTTTTATTATTTTCTTTTTACTATTTATTATTACTTACAGGGTTGATTTATCAACTCTGTTCTTCTTTAAAGAAAGAATCTAAATATAAGTACAATTTAGAAATTTAATAAAAGTAAAAAATATGAAAATTGTTAATAACTTTTTTTCAAAAAGAGTATGGTTCGGTATTTTGATGGTGATTTCAACCTTAACACTATCGATTTCAGCAGCCTACTATTCAGTATTTGGATTAAGTTCGTTATTTGCAGGTGCAAAGACTGAAGTGATTATTATGGCTTCTGCCTTAGAGTTCTCCAAACTGATAGTAGCATCATATCTACATAATAATTGGAATAAGATAAATACACTATTAAAAACCTATTTAACGATGGGTGTTTTAATTTTAATGTTAATCACATCAGCAGGTATCTATGGATTCCTTACATCTGCTTACCAAAAAACCGCAGACCAATTGAGTGTATTAGATAAACAAACTGAAGTGGTAGAACTTAAAAAGAATAGATTTCAAGAATCATTGGAATCATACCAATTAGAAAAAGAACAACTGAATGAATCTATTTCAGAATTATCTAAGGGATTATCAAATAATGTAATTCAGTATAAAGATAAAGAAACAGGTGAGATTATAACCACAACATCATCTTCGAATAGAAGAGCCTTAGAATCTCAGTTAAATGATTCTAAAGAACAACGAAATTCAATGTCAATTAAAATTGAAGCCCTAACTGATTCAATTACAAAGTTAGATTTGCAGATTTTAGATATGGAATCTAATAATGAAGTTGCTGCAGAAATCGGACCACTTCGTTACTTATCTAAAATTACAGGTAAATCAATGGATGTGATTGTAAATTGGTTTACATTATTAATTGTATTTGTGTTCGACCCATTAGCAGTTGCGATGGTAATTGCAATTAACAAATACATTGGTGGTAATAAAGAAGATGAAGTAGAACCATTATTATCTAAAAAAGATGTTGAGGTGATTTTGAAATCAAATGAGAATCCACCACAACCAACTGAAAAGTTAAAAGAAGCTTCTAAAGTATATAAAGAAGAAGTTAAACCTAAAGTAGAATCTAAGAAAGAATTTTATGGTGAAACTAAACCACCTGTTACGAAAAGGTATAATGATTCGGTAAAATCAGCAGAAAATAGAAAATAAATTTGGATTATTAAAATATTTTTCGTATATTTGTATATAAATTAACAAAAAACTATTAATTACGATAATATGAGTGATTTGTATGGGGATGGTAGAACCACATCTACATCTAATGTGGTGGAAACTAATTATAGTATTGGAGAAACTCCAAAAGAAAATGAAAAGTATTTCCAAGAGTTTAGAGAGTTTGATTACGGTATTGATATTAATGATAATATTATCTTAATTCAAGATGAAATAATACAAGGCTTAACTTTTGATATTATTGGTAAAGTAAGATTACTAAAAAAGATTAATTCAAATTTAGAATCAGTTACCATACTTCTAAATTCAGGTGGTGGTGATGTTGTAGAAACTTTGGGATTAATTGATTATATCCAATCTTTAAAATCAGAGGGTATAAACGTAAATATTGTATGTAGAGGTATGGCGATGAGTGCAGCTGCATTACTACTTGCATCTGGAACAGGTCTTAGAGCCGCATCAAAACATTCTAAGATTATGGTTCATCAATTATCATCATTTGCAGCAGGTAAACTTTCTGATTTAAAATCAAATGCTAAATTCGCAGAACAATTAGAAGAAGATTGTAATACTCTTATGGAGAAATTTACAAATAAAGATAAAAAGTGGTGGGAACAAAACCAACAAAACGATTACTTCTTAACTTCAGATGAAGCATTGGAATTAGGAATTATTGATAAAATTATATAAAAAGGAAAAGTTATGGAATGGAATTATAAACCTTTAGGTGATAGAGTTGTAGTAGAGATTGTTAAAAGACATGATGAGAAAACTGCAGGTGGATTGTATAAACCATCTGGTTCTGAAAACACAATGATTGGTAAAGTTATCTCAGTTGGTAATGGTTTATTTACTCAAACAGGTGATAAAATACCAATGAGTGTTAGAGAAGGTGATACAGTTTTATTAGATGGAACTGGATTCAAACATAGAAATGGAAAAGATACATATCACATTTATAGAGAAAGTGAGTTACTTTCTATTTTAACAACAAGAGTATAAATTAAAAATTAAGTTATGATACACATTTTAGATGAAACTCAGATTACTGAGAATTATGAAAAATTCAGAAAACTAATCAACCAAACTTTTACAGGTGATAGATTAGATTCTCTTAATAAGATGTATGACCATTTAGAGGATAGAATCGTTCTAACTCCGGCATCATCTACAGAACATTTCCATAATGCATTTGCAGGTGGGTATATCGACCACGTTCTTAGAGTTACTAGAAACGCAGTTAAGGTGTTTGATATGTATGATGAATTGGGTTTGGGTATTGGTGATTACGATAACGAAACAGTAATCTTTACAGCACTTCACCACGATTTGGGTAAGGTTGGTAATGCTGATGAAAGTTGGTATATTCCAAATGATTCTCAATGGCATATCGAAAACCAGGGTAAGATTTATAAAACTAATCCAACAATGCATTGGATGAATCTAAATGATAGAACATTTTGGTTATTGAATCATTTTGGAATCAAAATTTCAGAAGTTGAATATTTGGGTATCAAATTAACTGATGGGTTATATGATGAATCTAATAAAGAATATTATATCGCATATAATAAAGATAACTCATTAAAAACATCATTACCATTTGTAATGCACCAAGCTGATATTATGGCAGCTCGTTTTGAAAACGAAAGATGGATGAAATTAAAGCAGAATGAGGTTACTACTAAAAATGTAGGTGGTAGACCAACTAAAAAACAAAAATTAGAAAACGTAAAAATGCCGGAAAAGATTGATTTTAAATCTATTTTCGGAGAAACTACAGAGGATTAATTATGGAATATGTAATAGTATCATTATCATTAATCATAATTGCTTTAGTATATTCAGTTTGGAATCTTGTTAGAAAATATGAATCTTTAGAAGATGAGATGGAATTTTCTGAAAAGTATATAAACCTTGCATACGATTCAATGAAAAAAGCATATGATAGGATGAAAAAAATAGATAGATTGGGTTCATTTGAAGCCGATGATGAGAGTGGTTATATCTTTAATGAGATAAAAACCGCTATGGAAGAGTTAAACGAAGTGTATGAATTAGATGCCACGAAAGAGAAAGAATAAAAGATATTTTACAAAGATAACAGAGATTGCTATTAACGCATACAACAATTGTGATAACCAACATTTAAAAAATAAAATTTATAATAGATTTATACATTATCCATTTGATAAGTTATCAGAAAATGTAATTCATACTTATAAGACTTACTATTTTGATGACCCATATGAAGATGTAAAGGCTAATGTTGTAGCATTCTTAAATGAAAAAATTGATAGATTTAATGGTGCAAACGGAAGAGCATTCTCATACTTCACAGTAGTTGCTAGAAATTATCTATTCAATGAAAACAATAAAAACTATGAGAGAATGAAATCTCGTGAAAACATAGATGCTATTGATTTGAATAGAAATATAACAAACGAAGTGATAAATCAACAAATTCAAGAGGAAAAATCTGATTTTATTGACCACTACGTTGATTACATTGATGAACATCTTTACGATTTATTTTTAAAAGATAGAGATAGAGCTATTGCAGATTCAATTAACGAATTATTCAGAAACAGAATAGATTTATATTCATACAATAAGAAAGCTCTTTACATACTTATTAGAGAGAGGACGGGTGTAGATACTCAGTACATCACAAAAGTAATTAATAAGATGAAATCTATTTATAGTGAGTTATACTATGAATATAACCAAAATGGATTTCTATCAACGAGCTATGAATTAAAGGAAGAGCATGGATAAAGATACTGAATTATTTAAAGGTAAAACATTTTCAGATATAATGTCAGATGTATATCATAATTCTAAAAAGAAAGATAGACAATTAAAATTACTTATTGCACAATTAGAACCATTGGTTACTAACATAAACGATGCAACCGTAGTAGTTCCTCTAATTAAAGAGTATATGGAAGTATCTGTTAAGAACGATGACCAGATTGTAAAATTAGCTGCAATTATTCAAAGAATGATGAAAGATGCCAACTCAGATGAAATGGGTGGTGGTTTAGGATTATCCGATGAAGAAAAGAAACAACTTTTGGAAAACGCAAAAGCTATTGATGAGAAAATAGATTCTCTTCAAAACGATGGAGATGATTAATGGCAACTTTTGAAACCGCTACAATACAAAAAGTAAATTTAAAAGATGATGATGTAAATAAAGTTTATTCACTTGACGTAGTATCAAGAAAATCATCAAATACATTTGTAGAAGTATTTCCATTAGATACTAATATTAAAAGAATACCATTAATAGGTGAGCAAGTTGTTATATTACCATCTCAATCGCCTGAAGGTTCTGCTAACAAACTTGCTAATAAAAGATATTACATAGGTCCTACATCTACCCAACAAAATATACACAATAACGCATTACCAAAAGCATCTATAGCTAGTTCAAACAATGTAGGTGGTGATTACGGTGATACATCCGCAGGAAACCCAAACACATCAGGTGGAGATTCTGATGTTGATTTAGGTAAAGGATTTGTTGAAAGAACTGATGTGGGTTCATTACAACCATTCTTAGGTGATGTATTAATAGAAGGTAGGTTTGGACATTCTTTACGATTCGGATACTCCCCAACAGAAGCAGACACAACAGAAGACCCATCATGGGAATCTTCAACTGTAGAAGACCCGATAACCATATTATCTAATGGTAGAGGTGAAGGTGGTGAATATAATAAATTTATTATTGAAAGTGTAGATGATGACCTTTCATCTATATGGTTAACCTCATCTCAAAAAGTTGGATTAACTACATCTCAAAAAAATATTGGAACGGGTGTAGATTCTCAAAAAAACTTTGATAAACCATCTGCAATCCTAAACTCAGATAGAATTATTTTAAATTCAAAATCTGATTACATTATACTTAGTGGTGCTAAATCTGTAAATATCGCAACACCGGCATGGGCAATGGATATGGATAAGATGTTTACAATCTTAGAAGGGTTGATTCAACAATTAGCAGATTTAACAGCAGGAACTGCTACATTTGCAACAGGTGTTGGTCCAACAGGCCCCGCAACAAATGTATCCCAAGTTCAACAATTACTAACCGAATTAAAACAAATGGCTCAATAATATGGCGGTACTTTGGCCTGGATTTCAAGCAACGGTAGCTCCTTACTTAGATGCTCCAATAGAAAAAACCGAATCGGATACTGCTAAAGTTATTGCGGATGCGTATGGAATTGCAGTGGCTACCGCAATGATATCTTTAATTCCAGGTTCAACTATTATATCAGCTCCACCAACAACTGGAATTGAAAACGCAATATTAGATACATTTAATCAAATAAAAGATTCAGAAGGGCCACCAACACCACTAATGTTTTTAGGATGGGCAACTGAAACAGTTTCGTATTGGGCAGCAGTTCAATGGAATCCCTTACCACCACCACCTGGTTATGTATCACCAACGACAGGTGTTACTGTATTGTCAGGTGGAACTCCATCACCATTAGATGTGGGTTTATGGGGTGCGTTTAACAATCCACCATCACCAACACCAATGGGTAATATTATATGTGGTAAACTAATAGCAGCATTTACAACACATCTATTAACTGTAAGTGGGTTATATAATGGGTTAATTCCTGCAGCACCATCACCAGTACCAGGCCCACCATTCCCTTGGGTTGGGGTAGTGTAAAACTAAACATTTTAATATTTATATAAAAACATAATATTATGAAGGCAAAACAATTAGCAGATTTATTAGAAGTAATAGTAAGAAAAGTTGTTAGGGAAGAACTTAAACCAATCTTAAAAGAGATTAAACAAAGTTCTAAACCTGTAATTAAAGAAAATAAAGTTAAAGAAATAACCAAACCATTTGACCCGCTAGATGTTTCTGATGTATTGGAAACTGAACGAATACGAAAACAAACACCAAAAATGAAGTTCTCACAAAATTCTATGTTAAACGAAATGTTAAACGAAACTGCCGATAGTGGTGAGTGGAGAACTATGGATAGTACATTTGGCTCTAATCAAGCACAAGGGTTCAACCGACAAGCTATGGCTGAACAATTGGGGTATGGTAATGGTGTACCAACTGCTCAAAGTATGATGCCAACTGTAGACCCAGATGGTAAACCTTTAAATGTAAACATTGAAGGAACTGCAGTTGGGGATGCTCTAACAAAAGATTATTCTAAGTTGATGAAAACTATCAACGCTAAAAAAGGTAAATGATAAATGGCTGAAAGAAAAGAATACTTTTATAATCCAATTGATTTAGAAAAGGATATTGCAGTTGGAATTACTTTGCCTTTTGGTAAGAATAAAGGATTGTTTTCTTTAAGTTATACAACTGAAGAACAAGCAATATCTAATTTAAAAAATCTTTTATTAACCAGAAAGGGTGAAAGATTATTTCAACCTGAATTTGGTTCATCTGTATATTCTCTTCTATTTGAACAAATGAATGAAAGTTTATCAACTCAAATGGATGAACAACTGAGAGAAGATATTGGATTTTGGCTACCATATATAGTAATTGATGATTTGATAATTCAACCTAATTATGATAGAAATTATGTTGGTATTGAATTAAAATTTAGAGTTACTGTACAAGGTTCAAACCAACAAATAATTATGTTTGTAGATTCAGCAGGTTCTGCTACAATACAATAAGGAAATTAAATGGCAAAGGCAAACAGAACAGATTTAGTACAAAAAGATGTATCTTTAGTTGGAAAAGATTTTGGTGAATTAAGAAAAAACTTAATTGATTTCGCTAAAAACTATTTTCCAAATACATACAATGATTTTAACGAATCATCACCTGGTATGATGTTTATTGAGATGGCATCTTATGTTGGGGATGTTCTTTCATTTTATACTGATACTCAATTAAGAGAATCCTTATTAACTAATGCAGAAGAAAAGGTAAACTTATTTAACCTTGCGGCAGCATATGGATACAAACCAAAGAATGTTGTTCCTGCATCTGTAACATTAGATGTGTTCCAATTAGTTCCTGCTAAGGGTAGTGGTGATGATGTAGTACCTGATTTTGATTACGCTCTTAAAATACAAAGAGGAATGCAAGTTGGTTCTGATGAATTTAGTAATGTACAATTCAATACAACTACAGATGTTGACTTTGAATTCTCATCATCATTTAGTCCAACAGAGGTTTCAGTTTATCAAATTGATGAAAACACAAATGAACCAATTTATTACTTACTAAAGAAGCAAGTAAAAGCAACATCAGGTACAATTAAAACTAAAACATTTACATTTGGTTCACCAAAGATATATGATAAAGTAAGAATTCAAGATGATAGTATTATTAAAATAAAATCTATTACAGATGAAGATGGTGATACTTGGACTGAAGTTCCATTCTTAGCACAAGATACTGTATTTGAACAAATTGAAAACAATGAAGATAATAGTGATGATTTATCACAATATAGTGGAGAAGCACCATACCTATTAGAATTAAATAGAGTTCCAAAAAGATTCATCACAAGATTTGAAAACGAAGGTAATTTAGTAATTCAATTTGGAGCAGGTATATCATCAAACGCTGATGAAGAAATTATACCAAATCCAGATAATGTGGGTTCGGCATTATATACAGCAAACGCATCATTAGACCAAGGTTTAGACCCATCAAACTTCTTATATACAAAAACATATGGAGTTGCTCCATCAAATACAACTCTAACAGTTGAATATACAGTTGGTAATGGTATTCAAGATAATGTACCTGCTAAAGATTTAATTAAAATTATTGGTAGAACATTTGAAAATGATAATACACTTAATCTAAATCAAGATACATTAAGGTTTGTTCAAAATTCATTAGCGGTTACAAATCCAAACCCAGCGGTTGGTGGTAGAAGTAAAGAATCAGATGATGAAATTCGTAACAATGCAATGGCATACTTTGCAGCTCAAAACAGAACTGTAAGTAGAGAAGATTACATTATGAGATGTTATGCGTTACCACCACAATTTGGTTCGGTAGCAAAAGCATACATAGTTCAAGATTATCAAATTGAAACAAAAAATAAAAATAACGAAACTATTTCATCTGAAATTCCAAATCCATTAGCATTAAATCTATACACATTGGGGTATGATAATCAGAAGAAATTAACTCAACTGAATCCTGCAACAAAAAACAATCTTAGAAATTACATTTCATATTATAGATTATTAACAGACGCGGTAAACATTAAAGATGCGTTTATAGTGAACATAGCTATCAATTTTGATATTATAGTTCTTCCTGATTACAATTCAAATGAAGTTCTTTTAAGATGTATTAATGAATTGAAAAATTACTTTAACATTGATAATTGGAGAGTTAACGAACCTATAAACTTATCACAGATATATGTTTTATTAGATGGTGTTAAAGGTGTTCAAACAGTACCAAGACCAGATTCAGAAGGTAATGGTGGGTTACAAATCTACAATAAATTTAATGGTAATTATTCACCAAATAAATACGATACTAAACTTGCAACAAAACAAGGTGTAATTTATCCACCTAAAGACCCATCTATATTTGAAGTGAAA